CGACCTATTCAAAAAGTTCGCCAAGCATTTTCTCCAAAGTTTTCTTCCGGAACCCTTACCACTATTGGGTCACGGTCCATCCGAGAAATCCAGAACCAGTACTCTCCCCCGCGCAACGAGAACCCAATACAAAATTCGATGCTTACTGCCGAAAAGTAAAACGGTTCGCTGTATCGCAAAGGCGCTAAAGTATTCCGGTCCAATTCCACCAACACATGGAAATAATGACGCGGCCGCAATTCCTCGCTAAAATGAACCACTCCCACCAGCACTCCCCCCGTATCGACGAAATTGGCCGACCCCTTCATCTTATGAAAAAAGGGCGCCCCCCGGGTCTTGTCCGTCTGATAAACAATCTCCAATCTATTTCCCTTCACCTCGCCCACCGTAAATGGCGACCACCCGTAAATAAACAGTTCGCGTCCGTGGAATTCGCTGTCCGGGTTGTCCAATACCAGGGGCACCCAATTCTTTTCGACATAGGTATCGGTGGGTGGTTCAATGATTTGTGAATCGGCCAAATCGCCGGCATCTACTCGGTACTCCCCGACGACCATGCGGTTGCCTCCCGTGGCATGGTACCCCACCGTGGTCGCAATGTACTTCACCGTCCCCCCCGCCGTCGCATACAGTCGCAGGTCCTCGATGCCCCGCGAGTACATCTCGTAGGCGGGCAAATCGATGGTCTCGGCCATTTCCATGTAATTCAGCGGCAACATGGTGTCCGGATCCAGTTCCGACAGCACGTTTTTGCTGCGAATGATGCTAGTACCGTCGTAAAACATGTACCACCCATCGGGATAATACCAGTAATTGACATACCGCGTGTTGAGCCAGTGTTTGCCTCCGTGGAACAGGTAGGCCGCAGACGACGCATGGTAACCATCGACCGCGGGATAATCATACATCGCGGTCGTGACCCCGGGCATGTCCAAGACCCGTCGCGATACCGTTCGTGCCCACATGTCGCCGATAATAGTGTCGTTGTGATCGGCCTTGTACCAGGCCTTGTAACCGTGGGCGGGTTCGTACGCCGTCAGCCAATCCGTGTTGGTCTCCAACCACGCCCAGAAATTGACCTCCCAGACCAAGGTACCATGTTCGGCCAAGAACCGCGGGAAATGCTCCAAATACAGTGTGTGAAACCGCCGGATGGCGGCTGCGTCTCCCAGAAAGAAGCCGCCGCAGAAGCGCCAATGGATGCGGTCGGTGATTTCGTCCACATGCTCGCCGGACCACTTGTCCCAGCAGCCGGGAATGACGAAGCAGGTGTCGGCATAGTGGTCGCGTGAACCCACCCACTGTAGAAACCGGAGACTGCGTTCGAGGTCGAAAAACACGTGTGAAATATTGAAATCGATCCAGGCAAAATGGGTAGAGTCCCAGGGGTTTTCCGTGACAACTCGCATCATGAATTCCGTTTTGGCGTTGATGACGGTCAAATAGTCCACCGTATCCTTGGGTTCGTTGCGTAGTGCGGGTAAGCGGAGAGGTGCGTGTTGAGCAACGAACCCGGCAATTGCCGTGGACCCCAGGTCGACCACCATCATACGAATATTGCCGGGAAATTCGGCGACCAAGGCTTCCACGTCTGCGGAGAACTGCGGACATGTGACGACACATATATGTATCCCCGTTCCCGCAATTTCGCGAAAGCGCTGGATGCGCCAAGGAATGGTTTTGCGTTCATCGTATTCTTGGGTATAAATATGAAAAAAAGAGGTGACAAAGGTACACGCGGCCATCAGATAGATAAAAATTGATCCAAACGTTTATATTGTTATTTTATTCAACAACAATGTCTTCTTCAGTGGAACCAATGACGTCGGCGCTCCCCGTATCTTACATGCGGTATGTGTTGGTGTTTGATACGGAGACGACGGGTCTCTTTCCGAAGAAGGAATTATATGCGATAGAGAACATGCCACATATTACCCAATTGTGTTTCATTGTGTATGACATGGTGGAGAACCGCATCGTAAAGAAATACAATAAATATATCAATATCCCGCAGGATGTTGAGATAACGCCATTTATTACCACACTAACGGGAATCACGCGTGAAAAATGCGACGGGGGGGTATCGACGATTGACGCACTCCGGCAATTCTACAAGGCCTACTGTGGATGTGACGCGGTAGTAGCGCACAATATGCCGTTCGATAGGCGCATGATAGAGATTGAGATACAGCGTTACGCGCTGGAGTTTTTCCCCGACATGATGGACGCGTGTTTCATGTTCAACGAAACTTACAACGAATTACATCACATCCGTTCGGTGTGTACGGGAACCATGGGGCGTGATATATGTAACATTATGGTGCCGTCGAAATATCCCGGAGGGCGGGCGTATAAAAAGATGCCGAAGCTGGGGGAGCTGTACGAACATTTGTTTCAGGTTCCCTTGGAGGGAGCACATGATGCGAATGTAGATACCGAGGCGTGTTTAAGATGTTTTGTCGAGATGCGTCGTTGTAGTCGTCAGATCCCCACATCTACGTAGTGCGTTGTATAATTAAGACGGTATTGTCGTCGCCATTGTGTGGGTGGGGAATGACGCACAACCGAAAGGTAAAAAAAGGGAATTGTTGCTGCCATTGCGCAATTTTTTCCCGCCACCCATCCAGAGTGTAATACATGATATCTTCTACTATATAGATGCCGCGGTGAGCCAGTTTATGCCAACTATTTTCGAAGAAGACGACGTTGTAATCAAAGACGTGGTAGGCGTCGTCGATAATAATGTCAAAGGGTTCTGTGAGCGTTTCTTGGTCCCAGAGGTGTCGGATAGCGTCGGGGGACCCCTGATCGCAATAAAAGGTGCGAATGCGGTCTTCTTGAAACAAGATGCCGGTGTCAATGTCGGCACCGAAAATCTGTGCCTGTGGGAAAAACTGTTTCCAGCCGCGCAGCGATGCGCCGGGTTTGCCGTCGACGCCCATATTGGACGGAAAATTCGGGTTGTTGGTACCCAATCCCAGCTCGAAAACTCGGAGAGGGCGGTCGCGCACGGGCACAAAGAGTGGATAATAGAGCCGGGTATAACTATGGCGTTTGACAAATTCGGGGTCGCCCTTGTCGCTGCCAAAATAGTTCATGATGAAACATAGCTCGGTGGAGGTTTGTGAAACGGGCGCATTAATGTCCATATTATAATTATGAACATTAAGTATTTATGTTTTTTCTGAAAAAAATATTTATTGGGGTAAATAGTGAGTATAAGCCGTAGGTACATCGGCGTGATCCTCATTTTGGTCAAGTATTTATAGCTGTTTAGGATGCGGTAGGCGTATAAGTAGAATACAACACACCCACATCTGCGACCGATAACGGTTTATTGACAATTAAACCCGACGATACAGTTGTTATTTGATTACACCCTATATCTATAGGTGACGAGTTTCTTGTCTGTGCGGTTATGTCGTAAATAAGTGATTGATCCGTGTTTATACCAGGTATTGACAATAAAGGACCATCGGGGATATTGCTATTTCCTATTGCCGGACTTCCTGTAACAATGCTGTAATATCCCGAACCATTTAATTGTAGTTTCGGGTCAATGTTTATAAACCCGGTAATAGGTTGCCCCAATGTTCCAAAATATATATTACTTGTGAGAATAAATCCATTGATGTTGCCTATAATGAGCGGATTTGAACCACCATTCACAACCATTAGAATATTTCCCGAGGTATCCGTTTGACAACCGGAATTAGGATACAAAGGTGGTACGGTTGACATGACGTTTGGAACAGGCAATGGTATTCCGTTACCGTCTCCGTATATAATATTATTCGCCAACACACAATTATTTGTGTCATATGTGTCCAAAAGAATTGATAAACAATTATAAAATGTGTTGTTTTGTATATTTATGTTGTTATGGTATAACGCTTTATAATTTACATAATTGCTTACATTCACAAATTTCAACGGCTGATCGTTTTGAAAAAAATAATTATTATACACTGATATATTGGATGCTTGTTTGAAACGAATACCCGACGAATTTATAAAAAAATTACCATAGGCAACATTATTATTACCATTACGAAAACTTACAAATGAACCTAAATTATTAGAAAACGTATTGTATCTAATGACATTATTCATTGATTTTACGGAAATGGTTTCACTATCTGCCAGATATGTATTATTAAATACGCAATATTCAATGATTGTATTTAGATTACATGTCGAATAACTGCTATCACCAACACGTATCGACTCACACCCATTATCACCGCCGTTTCCATATGTCATTCCTTGAAAGGTACAATGATGAATCCAATGATTGTTTGTTACTGTAGGACTTCCTTGTAATTGAATCATACTGCTTATCAAATTTCCACTAATATCAATCATTTTATTTTGAATATTTACGTTTTTTATTGTCGTGTACTGTGAAGATCCTAATACATTTATAAAATGTAAAGCATAAACACTGTCGATATTTACATATGAAACGGTGTTATTATTGCCTAAAACAGTTATCAAATCGTTTTTTCCTGCTTGACTTACTTTTAACTTGCTTAATCCCATATTTGCCGACGTTTTAACAAATTGGATACCGGTTATTGTGTTATTATTTCCAGAAATATCCACTGATATATTCCCCCCAATAAATACAACTCCTCCGGGTGTTGCGGATTGGACGGTAATATTATTTCCTATTATTGATAACCGTCCGGTCCATGTGTAAACACCATTGGGGATAATAACTGTATTTCCCGTGACGGTCGAGCTTTGGAGGTTGCCGAGGGTTGTATTCACAGTTACTATCGTCATTGTTATAATTTTACATTACATATATTTACACTCCCCACAAAATTAGCCGGAGCACATTTCACAGACCTCTTCTTCCATTTCGCTGCCTGCGCGGTCGCGTTTTTCGGGTTCGATGGTGAATTGCTGGGCCTGATGGGCGGCTCGACGGCGCAAATAATAAATCCCCGTCTTGAGTCCTTTGCCCCAAGAGTAAAAGTGCATGGACGTCAGTGAATTGTAGGAGGGTTCTTCGATCCACGTGTTCATGGACTGCGATTGGCAGACAAAGACCCCGCGATCTGCGGCCATATCAATGACCGTTTTCATGGGAATTTCCCACGTTGTGCGGTATTTTTCGCGAATATGCGGGGGAATGATGTCAATGTGTTGGATGCTGCCGTTATTGGCAATGACATTGTTTTTGATGGCGTCGTTCCACAAACCCAGTGCGAGTAGATCCCGTACCAAATACTTGTTGGTGAGGACAAATTCGCCGGCAATCGTGCGGCGGCTGTAAATGTTGCTGGTGATGGGTTCGAAACATTCGTTGAACCCGAGGATTTGTGACGTGGACGCGGTGGGCATGGGCGCCAACAACAATGAATTGCGTAGGCCGTGTTGTTGGACGCGAGCTTTCATGGCCGGCCAGTCGTACCGCGCATTCCCGGGGTCGTGACCCCACATGTCGAATTGGAGGATGCCTTGGGAAGCGGGCGAACCCACAAATGTTTCGTATGGTCCCTCGCTCAGGGCCAGTTCGCAGGAACGCTCCAGGGCGCCGTGATAAATGGTCTCGAAAATCTGGCGGTTGACCTGTTTGGCCGCATCAGAGGTAAAAGCGATATCCATGAGGATAAAGGTGTCGGCCAACCCTTGGATACCAATCCCGATGGGTCGATGACGCATGTTGGAGCGGCGCGTCTTTTCCGTGGGATAATAGTTGCGGTCGATGATGCGGTTCAGATTTTCGGTGATGACCTTGGTGACCTCGTGGAGTTTGTCGTAATGGAAGGTGGGTGGGGTCGTAGAATAATCCAAAAACGTGGGAAGTGCGATGGAGGCCAAATTACAGACGGCGGACTCCTTATCGTCAGAGTACTGACAAATTTCGGTACATAAATTTGAACTCTTAATGGTGCCAATATTTTTCTGGTTCGATTTTTTATTGACAGCGTCTTTATACAAAAGGTAGGGCGTGCCCGTCTCCATTTGGGCATCGAGCACTTGGAACCAGAGGTCGCGGGCTTTCAAAGTCGCTCGCCCCTTACCCGCGGCTTCGTAACCCTCGTACAACTCTTTGAAGGCGTCGCCGTAAACGTCAGAGAGACCGGGGCATTCGTCGGGACACATGAGCGTCCACGAACCGTTGGCTTTCACGCGTTCCATGAAGAGATCGGGGACCCACAAGGCATAAAAGAGGTCGCGGGCTTTGAGTTCTTCGTCGCCGTGATTCTTGCGCATTTGAAGGAAGAGTTCAATATCCGCATGCCAGGGCTCGATGTAGATGGCGAAAGAACCGTTACGTTTACCGCCCCCATTTTTAACGAGACCGTGGTGGGTCAAAAAATTATGATGGTCGTCGTGGTCGACTTCGATATCAATGACTCTGCGATTCAAGGCCCTTTCCAGGAGATTTTCTTTGACGCAACTGAACAAATAGCCATTGTATTCAAAATATTCCGCAGATGTGTCGTGAACCACCACGTCAATGTTAAACATGGCGTTATAAGCATTGATGGGTATTTTCAGTGTATTAGTATTTCCCGAAGTCAATGTGCCCAGGCGTAAAAACATGTATCGCAAATGTTCCGTGATATTGGAACTACAGTTGACAATGACGTATTTTTCGTCCATGGCGAGGCGAGCGGTTTCCAAAATTCCTTGGATCAATTTCAATGTTTTGTGTTTGGGAAGATGTAAGAGTGCGGGGACGCCTTCGTAAAACATTTCGTAGGTGAATTTAAACCGGTGGTTGCGGTTCCACGTAATTTTCACACCGTCGCTGGTATGTATTTTTTCAAACGGTATACTGTATGAATTGAGGTAGTGTTCAATAAATTCGATTGTCATAGCTTCGGACGTTTTTTTCGGCGATGCGTCCTCCAAATCATACGGCTCGAATTGAAACACGGTAGAGGTGTGCGATAAGGATGGCGGTGGCGAATTAGATGCGAGTGACGATCTGCGTGATACGACCGAATGCGACATTCTGCGCGATGAGGGTGATGGGGGCGCCGTGTGGCGTTGAAATTGGATATAAAAGGGGGCATCCACCGATATATCACCGGTGATCAACGGCTTAATGTACGTATTTTGGGTAGACATACTGGTTAAAAAGATCCCGTAAAACCGGCAATCGTCTTCGGTATATTCGCGTATATCTTTCTCGTATTTCGGAATAGGAAACCCGATATAATCATTTGCGTGAATATGTTTGGCTTCAATAAAATCGGGCTGGAGCAATTTTTTATCCAACAAGTTGCGGATGTGATAACAATCAATCTGATCGGTATTTTTAATACACCAGAGCGGATGCATGTCGGTCAAGAAGAGGGGGCGCAAGGTATGGTGAATATCCATTTTATAAAAATCGCCGGAATAGTGACTGTCCAAGACTTTGCCAATTTCATAAAACTGTCCGTCGTCGGTAATAACTTCGTCGCCAATAACGATTTTTTTAATAGGAATGGCACCGCGTTTGGTGTAAACAATGGTTTCGGGATCCAAACACTGATCTACGTATTTGGCCGTGTGGTTAAATACTCGCAACATGGGGACAATGCCGTTGGAACTCCCGTTGGTTCCGCGAATATGACTCCCCGAAGCGCGGATGTTGTGAATGTGGAGACCGATACCGCCCGCCCATTTCGAAATATTGGCGCAATCTTTGAGAGTGTTGTAGATGCCGTTGATGCTGTCACTCTCCATGGATAAAAGAAAACAACTGGAAAGTTGCGGGTGGGGCGTACCGGCATTGAAAAGCGTCGGAGTCGCATGGGTGAAATATTTTTGTGACATGAGGTCGTAGGTTTCCCGCGCTTTTTCCAAATTTGACCCGTGAATGCCGAGAGCCACGCGCAACCACATGAACTGGGGGCGTTCGATCGTTTTTCCGTTTGTTTTCATCAAATAGGCGCGCTCGAGGGTTTTGAAGCCGAAATAATCGATCAAATAATCGCGGGAAAAATCGCACCATGCGTTCAATGTTTCCGCGTTGGCCATCACGACATCGTAGAGTTCTTGGCTGATAAGGGGCGACTGCTTGCCGTGTTTGTCCAAATAATGATAAAGAATGCGCATGGCGTCAGAAAAGGACGACCCTGTATTTTTGTGGTGATTTGAAATAATAATTCTTCCGGCTAAAATGTTGTAATCCGGGTGAATAGACGACATGGAAGCACACTGTTCCGCAGTCAGTTCGTCAATTTTGGTTGTAGAAATGCGGTCATACAATTGATCGATGACTTTCATGACCAACGCCGTGTAATTGATGGAAATACCCGCCTCTTGACCGGTAGATCGGATACGCGTTAATATTTTATCAAATTCAATGTTTTCCAATTCTCCGTTGCGTTTGGTCACACGCATTTCATCAGTGGAATCAAATGTTGTCATGTGTGCCCTTTTATCTAAAATAATATAAGAGAAGCGTTTATATTATTTTTGTAAATATTACGGTGGAGTAAAAAAGATGGGGGGGTTGATTTATTAGGTTACATCGGCACAAAAACTAACTATCAGAATAGTAGGTAGTGAGTTCTCGGAATTTTTGTCGGCAGCAGGGACACGTTGTTTTTTGGTAGTTTTGGAAGCATGTTTCGCAAAATGAGTGATGGCAGTCGGTGGTGACCGCCTGCGCCCGCGTTAAATCCTCCAGACAAAAACAACACGCGTCGGACATCTTTTCTTGGAGTTCGGCCGGTGTTCGCCGTTCGCGAGACACTTTGGGGGCGTGCATGGGGTTTTCTTGGTATTTGCCGTCACTCAAGTATTCGTACTCGTCTTCATCTTCATCTTCATCTTCAAAATCGAGGGTGGTACCGCCGTCACTCAGGTACTCGTCTCCATCTTCATCTTCATCTTCATCTTCAACTGTATTAGCCTCTTGGGTCGAGGCGTCGGGTGTGACCGTCGCAAATCGTCGGTCTACTTCGGCCAGATAGTCCCGCATAGCTTGCTCGTAATCCACCCCGGGAACGCGCTTGGGGCGCATGAGCGGTAGGCGGAACGCGGCTGGTACAACGGTGTAAGGGGTAGTCATGTTTTGTCCAATACAGGAATTGTGGGTACGGTATGGTACAAAATGACGAAAACAAATCAATTTTACCGCGTTTTTCGCTATATGGGTATGGGTGAATTCAGGTTGTAGATTTGTCCGGAATTGAATTGGGTGGGGTCGGGCATTTTATTTGCCTGGTACATGTCGTGGGCTTTTGTGGCAGCAACAATACTTTCCTTGTAATATGGAAACGGCATATCACCCTTGTCGCCCTTGCTCATGTGGTAAAATTTTTCAACCCAACCCCCGAAAGAGCAACCTTCAAAATGGAGGACGTGCAGGGTTTCAAACGGCATTTGGTAATTCGTGCCATCTCCCTTGTACCCAAAATCGTGGCATCCGGCTAAATACACGTTGGGGTCGTTGGTTCTCCCCGCGGCTTTTCCGTTGACATACGATTTACACGGTGCCCCCTGATCGCAGCGTAAAAAATTGGTGGCAGTGAAACATGTGTCGCGTTTTTTGGGTTCTTTAAATATAGCTTCGGCATTAATGAATTTGACCGTTTTAACGTTAGGGGGTTGACGCAAGAGTGCGTCAATGTCTCCGTGAATGAGTTCATCGCCATCGATATGTATGATCCAATCCAGGTCCCGCGTCTTTTGCGTATCGCGCAGTATACTGTTGACAAACTTGACCTGGCGGTCAATAACAGTGGTATAATTGTTACCCGATTCGTCGCTTGCGCCGGCTTCCATGTAAACGTCGTCCATGTCTTTTAAATACTCTTCCCAACCGGGACTGTCTTCCAACCGAATGAAAAACTTGGAAATGCCCAAATTGCGGTGATATTTCAACCAGAGGGGCAAATCGACGGGATTTTTCATCATGTTGGCAATACCGATGCGGCGTTTTCGGGACATGCCGCCGAACGCTTCCTGATGTGAGGTGTTACCACTCGCATTTACAATACGCGAAGGTGTAAGGATATTGTCGCGCACAACGTTTGTATGTCTTTCATAATCCAAGGAATACATGATTCCAAACACGATGCCGAGTACGGCGAGAAATAGTAGGAATAGTCCGCCGAATTGAATTACATCGGGCGACTTGATCCGTTTTCCGAACCACGAAACGGGTTTAAATCTCATTACAATATATACAGAAATTTATCCATGCTGGCGGGAGGTATAAAAAATATAGTAATATTACTGCTTACCTTGGCGGTGTTTTACGTGTTATTCATGATGTATAATTACTATCCGGACAACCACGGTAAAACGTTGATTACTAGCAAGAACACGACAACCTATGTGATCAATCTAGACCGGAATCCGGACCGTCTTCAACAAATTACCAAGAGTTACGAAGTATCTGACATACGCGAAATCCCCCTCAGGCGGTTTCCCGCTATTTTGGGTAAAAACGTAAACATAGAGGTGTGGCTGACTCCCGAAGCCACGGAGGAGTTGAAACGCGTAGAAAAAAAAGGGTATCGCACTCATCATTACCAGTTGACCCGCGGCGCAATCGGCTGTTTTTTGAGCCATTATACTTTAGCGAAGCAACTGTTGAGTGACAAGCGCAACGATTATTATATTATTTTGGAAGACGACAGTGTGATCGATACCCACGGGTTCAGAACCATTCAAGAATCCATGGTCAATGCTCCCGAAAACTGGGACATGGTGTTGTTTGGGTTTATACGCATGATCAATCCTGTGGTAACCGGTAATTTTATTGAACCCTCGGGATTCTGGGGTCTACATGGCTACATCATCAATAAAAAAGGCGCCCGAATACTGGTGGATGAAGTGGAAAGCATCCACATCGACGGTCAGTTGGACGCATTTATTTCGCGGATGATTCAACAGAAGAAAATTCACGTTTATGCGTATAAAAATCCCATCATATTTCAATCGAGCACGCAGTCCACGATTCAAATGGGTATACGGTTGCGCGATGACGTGAATCCGTACGATTACAAGGGATACATTGTGTAATTTTACACGAAAATTTTCATGATAGAGGGGTCGGCTTTCATGATAGAGGGGGCGGATTCCAAAACAATGTTGCCGGCAGCAGTCGCGCGTTTTTTTGCCGCCCGATGTTCGTACCCCGTTTTGCGTTCTTGTTCAATGATGTCCCAGGTTTCCAGAATTTTAGGGAGGGCCGCTTGAAACCACAGGCGGTTGCGTTTAACCAAAATACATGAGAATTCGTCCAAATACCAGTAGTGGGTGGAATGGAGTATGTAGTCGGGCCGCAATGCCTGTTTCTGCTGGTTGATCCAGCGGTCGACATCTTCGGGGTGACATGCGACGTCCAGAGGCATATACACGAATTTGGGAGGTGTCTGCGTGTCATTATTGTTATTCAAATAAATAATTTTAGATCCGTCGGTGGGTTTGTTTTGTTCGACAAAACAAAGGTAGACGCCCTTTTGGTGGTCGCTCGTGTCTTCGTAAAAGGCTTCATCGGTCTCAAAGGCTTTGAACCGCGTTTCGATGAAATCGCACTCGTCGAGATCGCACGTTTCCATTTGAACCTGCATTTGGATCCAGTATTCTTCTTTGGGGACGGTGGTGATTTCACGATTGACAATGTTTTTAACTTCAATCATGCGGCCGAAGCGTTCCGAAGCCGGATCTACATTGATACCATCCGGTGATGCGCCGATACAGGCATAAGTGTCGTGTTGAATACAGCCGAAATCCGCAACCCGTGTTCCGTAGAGGTTCTCATAAATCATGATAGAGAGCGGTTCATACACAGTACCCCATTGCCGAGGGTCCTGTGAAAAATAATTGACTTTAATGGCAGTAAAGGGTTTACATTTTTCGTAGATGATGCTGTTGCGCTGAGATTCCGAGCCCAATGTCTTGTAAATATTGCTGGCAGTGATTAGATTGTGGCGGTACTCGTACCAGGCATCGCTACGTTGTGCGGGCTGGTATTTTTGTTGGAGTGTGTTAATTTTTTGGACAATTAATTCCCGTTTTTGGGGGGACATTGTCTGGGGGTGCGTGTCGATGGACTGCCTGGGCGGGAATTCGTGTTCCATTGTTTCCAGAAACTGGACGAAGAATTCTTCAATATATTCGTAAATATCCTCGTAATTGCCTTCGGTACATGCGTCGGAATATATCCAATCTTGGCAAACATAATCTGTGAATATTTGAATGAAGAAGGGAAGCGGATTTGGGTTGGATTGACGAAGCAATTCGGTTTCCCACACATCTCCAATGACGTCGAGAAGGGTTTCGTCGAAATCGTGTAGATCCGTTTCCGAAAAGTGATCGAAGAAGTTTGGGGGTTCATCTTCATTCATGGCGGTGCCTTTCCGGGTAAATGGATTTGGATATCTAAATACTTATAATTTCATCTTTCTATATAACTTGAAAGGTGAAATTCAATTTTCATATACGTATGGAAGACGGTTTCAACGACAAATGTTGTGGTGGTTCTTCGTCGAGTTTTACCTCGGTAAACCGGCTTTCCAAGTTGTGACTTGAGCGAGGCAGCGACGAACTGTCCGACTGCGCCCCTTTCATATTAATTACAATCATGCGTTCTTGTAAAATCTCAATCAATTCCCCGCAGTCTTTGGCGTTTGTGGGCAGTCCTTTCAAAAACTTTGTGTACGCTTTCTGCGAATCCGAATTTGCGATTTTATTCTCTTTATTACTACCATTGGCATTGTTATAGACAATCTGAAATTTGGAATCTAGGTCCGCCCCGTTTATAAGTAACATGGTTTTAGAGAAAAAATATATGACGATGAAGGAGAAATTGGCCAAGAAAAAAAACAGACTCGTGATGAATTCCTGAATCATAGATATTAAATTCAATGCGTATATGATGGCAAATCCGGCCATTGTAAATGTGAAAATCGCCGCCATACATAGTGCGATCGATTTCGATTCATTGATCGAATCAAACGCATTTTTGATGTCGTTACATAATTTACATACATAAATAAGAATACTGCCTTCGAATGCGTACAATACATAATCGTAAACCGGAGAGGGTGAATAACACATGATATCGTGTATTTCTTGACCAGTAATCAGGGTTGTGATAGAATCATAAACAATGGGTTTATTCAGGGTGGTCGACAATATTAACAATAGAATTAGAACAAAATCGATACCTAATATGACCCCAATGGTGAGAAGGGTCGATATTTTCACCTTTTTTAGAGCCTTGTTGTTAACAATGGCATTTGTTCGGTACATCTTGACAAACATGGTAATTACTGCCGTAAAATTGAGATGACCCAGCCAATTCCGAGCAATACAGACGGAAACGGTGGGCATCGCCGGAATGGATAAAAATATGCGCAAATAGCTGAAAGTTAGGCAGACTGCAACAATAACCAATATAGGTAATTGGCATATCTTCAATATTTTATTGTTTCGGTACCGGAAGAGTAGCCAATACAAAAACCCGTTGGCCCCTATTAAAATAATTCCAAAGACCGCGTACACGTAGATAAACGCGTCGGGGCGTAATAAATATATGGGATCAGCCCGATCTTTGAGAGGAATATTTTCTGCGGTGCCATAAACTATAGGATAGCAATGACCCAACAATGCCGTCGTATTGTTGTCCGTCGTTTGGCCACGACATAATTGTAACCCGTGGTTGTTGGTCCAATTACCTATACGATTAAAACATTTGGAAGAAGCAAATTGGTCGCGGTTTTGGCACTGGTACGCGTAAACAAATATTCCTGTAGTCACCGTCATATCTCCCCGCCCAAAATCGTGTAAAAAAGAAACCTTTTCCGTAAAATTCAAATACCCGGTAACACCTTGTTCATATATGTACCGAATCATGGAATTTTTCATATTAATATAGGACGGAGGAATATTTGGACGGGTATTGTTATATTTTTGTTGAAATAAATAGCCATAGACGAATAAGAATACGCAATCATAAACATAAGCTGTATATGGAGATAATTTCAACCATGATTTGGGTAGAGGATAACCGGATAAATTCCAGAAATAACCCGTATTGTCTTTCAAAATGGGCGTTTTGGTCGAATACCAATTGCGTAAAAAGGCGATACCCGGGGGGGTTAATTTCCATTGGTCGGGTTTATATGTTACCCCAAAAAGGCCGACGGTGTTTAATATTTCATAAGCGTCGCTTGGACTCGAAAAATAATCGATAATGTCATTGGTTATTACATTGCCGGATGCCCATAAAAACGTATCAATATTAAATACATTCGATTTGTAGCCGGCTTCTATAAACGCCGCCGCGGTAGGTAAATCATCGATAAATAATACAAATATTCGCGGGTCAAACGGTTTCAATAAATTCAAATTGTAGTCAAAATCGAAACTCTGTCCGTCATTCACAACAATGCTCGCTAGAATTTTTGCGTCGTATTTAAAGGCCGTCGCTTCGAAATAATTGAACAGTACGGTTCCGTAAGAGCTGGTAGAATGTATCGCGACAATTCTACGAAACCCATAATAGTTGAATAAAACGTCCCCCAATATCATTCCCTGGACCCCGTCCTGAGGGATCATACGTACCAAATTGGGATAAATATTGTTGTAGCTTAACGTGGGGTCGGACGTGCCAAACACCGCCACTAGCGCATTGTGATCCAGCATGACCGCGGAGATTTCATCGGTATCGCGGGTTTTGAACCCGGAGACCAACCCCAAAAATGAATTACGGGGGACGGAATTGTATAAATTCGACGTTTGCGTGACCGTTGTAATAAAATTCGCACCCAATGGTCGGAAAATGTACTTTAATGTTGTATTCGGGATCAGGTGTTGGGCATCTTTAATCGCCATTGTGAACGAACGCGCCAATTCGTGACCGAGCGTCACGTCCGCGTTTTTTTCGTCTTGCGATGAGGGAAATATTCCCCCGATCCATAATTCTTTCCCATATGGGCTACATAATCGGTTTGTTATTATAGAAAATAACAAAAGGACCAAAATCATCAAAATACCACTGTAGATATTTCGTGAGTATATTTCTATATTTATTTCCGACAAATTGTGTTCGCTTCCTACGATTCAAGGTCGTCGTTTTCGTCGTCGGATTTGGCCGTTTCGGAAACCCGCTTAGGAGTCAACGATTTTAAAGTAGATACCCGCTTGGCATCCATAATTTTCAGGGTGAAATTGCGGTTAAGGGGGCTTAAAAAAAGTGAAGGGACGGCGATAATTTCGCGTGTATCCTTATTATATTGTACGTCTTTGGTTTTTTGTAACTTGTTTTTCTCGAGACATTCTTTGAAAAATGCCTTGAGAGCCTTGATGTCTTTCAGGGCGAGGGCATTGTCCTTGCCGTATTTTTCCGCAAAGGTGTGTAATTTCTGGATTTTGGCGGTTTTGTCCAATTTATTCCAAGATTCCGTCTTATTGTGCTGTTTTTCCCGTTCGAGTAGCTGATCAATTTTGGAAGCATGATCAATCTCGGTGTTTTCTTCGGTTTTACCGTACATGACCGGGTTGTAAATTGTCTTGGGTTTTTTTTCGGTTTTTTTTTCGGTTAATGATGGGGGCTGACCAAAAATAGACGCGGTTGGGCCTGTAATATCTTTGACGACCGTATTTTCTACATGGTTTTGCGCGGCACCTTGAAACATAATTGATGCGGATTGTCTTTAGATAACTTATTATGTATTATTGTATTAGGTTTATTTCATTTTAATAAAATATATAATGTCGGTAACGTTGCCGAAGGTGGATGAATACAAAAAGATCAAGGTGGAATTACTTCCCAATTCATCTCAGGTGGTTCTCCCGCCCGTTGAAAATAAATCTCGTGTGGTGACCCAAGAAAAAATGTGGACAGTTCAGCCGGAAGACTACTTGCCCGAACAGCAATGGAATCACTTGTTTGGAGAACAGTATGATGCGAAAATGCGGCGTCTGGCTACTCGACAAATTGCGACAAAAATTGGCGGTTACCGTTCTCAAGACATGAAAAACGAATTGTTTGACCCCGAGAGGTTTGTGGACTTGGAAAGTGTTTTGGAAAGCCTGAAAGCATGTGAAATGAAGTGTTTTTATTGTAAAACGGTGGTTCAGGTTCTCTACCAACAGGTCCGAGAACCGTCACAATGGACACTAGAGCGGTTAGACAACGATGAAGGCCATAACAAAACCAATGTTGTAATTGCCTGCTTGAAATGTAATTTACGGCGTCGGTGTATATATCACGAGCGCTATGTTTTCACCAAACAATTGAATGTGGTGAAATTGGAATAAGGGGGGTTGGCCGGACGTTTATTTCTTTTCGCAGCGTTTGGTGGGGGCGGGGCGGTGATATCCCGTTTTACATTTGGCTTTGAGGGTTTTGCACTTGCCGTTGACACGGTGGCTACCGGTGGCGCATTTGGTCGTTTTCTTGGCAGTTTTGTTTTTTTTCGAGGATGCGTTGGTTCTCGATTTCTTGGCGGGCATGGTGAGTATAGAATACAATTAGATTTTTATGAAAAAAAACATAGACAAATCTGGAGGATACCTAACTAAAGATGGAGAACCCGGTCCTACACGAAAAAATACGCGAAAAACTCGATTTTTTCCATAAAAACAACCAAATACCCAATATCATTTTTCACGGGTCGTCAGGAACGGGCAAGAAGACGATTTTATACGAATTTCTCAATAAAATTTACGAAGGCAACAAGCATAAAATCAAACACAATGTCATGATAGTAAATTGTTCTCACGGAAAGGGTATCAAATTCATACGCGAGGAATTGAAATTTTTCGCTAAAACCAATATACAATCCAATTACGGGGTAACGTTCAAATCGATTGTGTTGATCAACGCGGACAGTTTGACCACCGACGCTCAATCCGCACTACGGCGTTGTATCGAATTGTTTAGTTATAACACGCGATTTTTTATTGTGGTGGAGAACAAACACAAATTGTTGAACCCCATTTTGTCGCGTTTTTGTGAGATTTATGTGCCCGAATATGTGAACGCGGCGGGCGAAGTGGAGAACCTCCATCAGGTGAAATTAAGACAGAAATTCGATATTCCTGAGAGGATACATAAGAAGCGCGAAAAAGTGGCGGCTCTATTACGCGAGGTGTTTACGGGGCCTTTCTGCGCGGAGAAGGGATCGGTCCATAAACGTTTGGCAGATGTCAGTACCGCGATGTATGATCAAGGTTATTCGTGTCTGGACCTTTTGGAGACGATAGGTCACATGGGTGACGAAATAGAAATTACCAATGTTGCTTTGTTGTCGATGAAATTTCACAAGGTGAAATCGGAATTTCGCTGTGAGAAATTGCTCATTTTATACATGTTGAACGAGATGTTTGGTCCAAAACTGCGCAAGTTCGACTCAGGGTAGCGGTCGGCGTTAAATTGCGTAAAAAAAATCGTCCATATAGAGATATAGGCATGGACGATTTTCAGCCCTCAAATTTATACCATTCTCGCGACGAATTGTGTGCTCGCTTGGTTGGTATATTGACCCCCTTGATTATCGAAGGAATTAAATCGATTTTTAATGAGGCGGTTAAAATGTGTGTGGACAACCAAGAGGTGGACAAATACCTGATGCACTTCCAAAATTTGATCAGTCACATTCCTAAATGGAACGGAAACACCATCGAAACCGAACGAAAACGTATTATTGAACGGTCGGGGTGTCATTATTTAGAAGAATTAATCACCTGCGTTCACATTATTCATTTAAAGGTTCTCACTTGTGTGCGGGTGGGAAACAAGCAAAAGAAGATTGACATTTCCATACCCAAATTGGATAATTTTCTCCACAAGGCTTACATCAACGTTGCCCGTAAAACGTATATGAACGTGTATTTGTTTGAGCGCGGTGGCAGCGTGACTCCCCTCCAAATACAAAAGAATAGCCGCGAGTTTGAAATCATCGTCCAGGAGTGTATATTGACGACGATACGCGAGAGCATTCCGACGGAGGAAATTATCCGCGCATACACTGACGAGAGCATGGAGATTGAAGAAGAGGTCGTGGTAGAAAACATTGTGGATCCCAACGTCCCCGAGGAGAAACCGGTGGCGTCGTCGACCCCCGACGTGGATGCGGAAAAATTGGCGAAACAGATGGAAGAAGAGAAGACGCCGGAGGTGGTACCTGCCATCAGTAACGTGGACAACGCACCCGTGACGACTAAATTATCGTTCAACGATTTCGACAGTATTCTGGACACGTCCACCGGTAAGGTGGATGAGATCGAGGCCCCGAAAACCATTGAACGTTTGGAGGAGATTAGTACATCGCGCGCGATTCAGCGTAAATTGGAAGAGGAAGACGACGACGATGAAGAAGAACGTATCAAGATCCATACAGATGCGGTCGATTTAGAGGAACTCGATATTTTCGACTTTGACAAAGGATTGACCAAGAGTTCAGAGGAGGTGTTTTTGGACGACATTGAAGAGTTGTAAGGGCGAGGATTCAATTCTGGGTGGCTATTTTTCTGGAGGATTGGAGAACGCGGGTAGTAGACGGGTTTTATCGTATTTTTCCATAATTTTACGTTGACTACCGCATATCTTGACAAACGTGTATTGGTGATAAGTAGTGTGTTTTTCGGGATCTAGGAGATTTTTGACCGCGGCATCGTCGTTAAAATTTACGTCAGACAAATATTTAAATGGGCCCGAACTGGCGGCAAATACCAAGATATTATATTTTTCGGGGTTTTTTTGGATAACTTTTTGAGCAGATACGTGCATGGTTAAATAATCAGGTGACGACACATTGCTGGTATTGATTCCTTGCGATTTGACGTCGCTGAGATAATCATTGATCGTTTTGTGGTTTCGGGTAGATAAAAATTCGTCGGCCCAATCAACCATGAAAGGTGAACCAGGAATACATGCGAAAAACCAGTTCTCGATTACGGGATATTTGTTATCTAATACATCACCAATGTAATAGCCTACAAATTCTACCCGGGTATTATTTTGTATGGCATGTACCCACGAAAACGGGTGATGGCAAATGATGGAGGCATCTAACCAGAACCCCCCATATTTGGCCAAAACCAGACAGCGAACATAATCGGAAAACCTTGCGATAAAATCGTGGGAATGTTGTATGGAGGCAACATCGGTGTCGACGTATTCCGAATAATTCGATTTATTCAAAATCCGAATATCATAATCCGGATTGTAATGTTTCCAAGATTCTATACACATGTTAACGACCACGTTATCACCTCCTTCCCAAAACGACCAAATGATTTTAGGGATACGACTGGTGTTATCATCCCCATAGGAAAATTCTTTCAGCACGGCGTTATCGAAATTTACCATTGTCTCCGAGATTGTTTTCCGATAAAACCCAAAATATAAAATTCCGACAAGGACTAGTAGAAAGGATAATAAAAACAGGAGAAAATATTTGTTGCGTTTAGCCATAATATATATTATTGGGGGTTTTTGTATAATAAAATGGAGAACGTCGTATTACTGACCATCACTATTTCGGTGTTATTTATCGTGGTAAAGGTAATGGAGATGCGTTTTGTTGACCGCGAAGAAAAACCGCTTAAATTCGTGGTCCGTGACGCATTCATCGTGGCCGGATGCGCATTCCTGCCGATTTTGGGGTATTTCCAATTCAAGGAACACATTTCGGAGTGGTTTGGTATACCTGCGGCGACGGGCAACAGCGGTTTACCGGTAAAAACCCCCGAAATTTTCACGGATACCCCCGCGTTTTGATTTTTCGAGAACGGGATAATTACATAAAAATATGAGATTTTTATGTATGGACCACTGGCGGTATTATGCGGTAGGTATGAGGTCAATATTCATCAAGATCTTATGAGGCTTACCCTTAAACCGGAATTGTTTGAAAAGGGGGAAATTCAATTGGGCTTGCGGGGTGTGCTCGTGAACGTTTCGCGCAATCATTTTGTAGAGTTTAAAATTAGGGTAGCGTTCTTCGCCGTTGCGTTTGTAGAGAACATTTTTTCCGGCGTCGTCGGTACACCATCTCATAATGGTGGCTTGTAGGGGGGTCATTTTCTTGGTATGATCGGGGTCGTCAATGTCGAAAACAAAATCAAAAATGGATGTACCTAACCGGCATAAATCGAAACTGTCGTTGGGTTCAATCCGAGGTTTGTTCTCATTGAAATAGGGTTCGCAATTGTATTGGGTGGCCGCATCACCGCCGGGCGAAAAGCTGTCGCTACAAAACCGGTGTCCATGGAAATGATAAATGCTGCGACCAAAATCAATGATTTTAAATATTTTACCGTAGGTGGGAACTTTATACGTGACGTTTTGGTATTTATAATACAAGAATTCTTGTTCAGTTTTTTTAAACATGATATTGTTGGTGTGAAGATCATTGTGGGTGAATCGGAAGGCGCGTTGATAAGCAATGAGGGTCATGATTACCTGAAAGAGGGCACTCGCGGCGTGTTTATCGTCGAGACCGGATTCGAACAATTCGTCCAATGTGCCGTCGCATTTTTCCAGAAAAATCATTTGTACCGGAAAATCGTTAATGTAGGCGTAAATATTTTCCGGCTCGTCATCTTCTTCCTCGTCTTCATCCTCGTCTTCATCCTCGTCGGAATCGTGTTCTCCTACATTGGAACTCTGGAGGGACGTGGAAAAATCGTCACTGTTACTCGCCGTGTCTTCTTCTGAGCTGTAATTATTCTCGCTATCAGAATTATCGGCATGGGTGTCGTAAACGGGCTCCGTTTGCTGGTAAATATTTTCTAATACGTCTCCGGAATTTTCGTGGTGGGTTTGGGTAGGCGCGTCCAGTTCTTCAATGTTCAAATCCAGGGGGTCGTTTGCGGAGAGAATGTCAAGGTTCTCCGTGCTATCTTGAATAAAGAGTTTGTGGCGATTGGCGCGCGAGTTTTTATTCAAGAGGGAATGAATGAAATCCTGGTGGGTTGTTTTGAATAACTTGTTCAAATGAAGATTAAAAAAGGTGGAATTCAGCAAATAACTGTAATCGTCGACAATATTCATTTTGAACTGTTTTTGGATACCCAAATACGAACCATAATAATCCATTCCGTGTTTAAATCCGTGGTTATTCAACAGTTTGCTAGAAAGATAGCAAAAAAACCCGTCAACGTACGATGCGTTGTAGACGGAATCCATTTTTTTGCGGGAAATGGAATTGTTCTCGTGGGTCGTAGTATCATGAGCATGTATACCTGTGAAGGTAGGCAGCAACAAATCTGGGTTAGAGGTATTCGTACCATATTTCCCAATCATGTATTTAATGGGATCAAAGAGGGGCGAATATTTGATGAAAATGTCGTTGGTGGTGTTGAGATTTGTTTCAGTATCAAATGTGGTGGTCATATTCACGACTTGCCTGCGGTTATTTAACTGGATAGAGTTGTAATTGTTCTCGGTCATGTCGAAAAATAGGGAGTAAATGGGTTGATATTGCTGTAAATTTACAATATTTAGCGGCCTGTAGTGTTTTTCCTGATCTTCTAAAGATAACTGGGTGGGGTCGGTTTTTTCTAAATGGTAGAGGTCGATTAAAGGTCGTTTCACATACCCCAATTCTATGTTTTTCGGTGTCATGAAGCAATATAATCGGTTCTCATATATTTTTTCATTGAAATGTACGGGGATAACCGCGGAAAACGTAGTTTGGCAAAATCTATGACGAATATATATCTTTTGTATTTAGGTTAAATGACATTGGAACTAAAAAAATTTGATATGAAATCGATCACGTTCCGTCCCGACGAAAACAAGGGGCCCGTCGTCGTATTGATCGGCCGGCGTGATACCGGTAAGTCTTATCTGGTGCGCGACCTCCTGTTTTACCATCAAGACATTCCGATTGGAACAGTTATATCTGGTAGTGAGGCGGTCAACGGTTTCTTTGCGCAACATGTACCCAAGTTGTTTATTCACGATGAATACAACACCGTACTGATTGAGAACGTGCTCCGTCGGCAGAAAACAGTGTTGAAACAGGTGAAAACCGAACTGGACACGTATAAAAAAACGACCATCGACCCCCGGGCATTTGTTATTATGGACGATTGCCTGTATGACCAATCATGGACCCGCGATAAGATGATGCGTATGCTTTTCATGAATGGGCGTCATTGGAAGGTAATGTTAGTGATAACTATGCAATATCCGCTCGGAATACCCCCAAATTTGCGAACAAATATCGATTATGTCTTCATATTGCGTGAGCCATATTTAAATAATCGGAAAAAAATTTATGACAACTATGCCAGTATGTTTCCGACATTTGAGGCATTTTGTAGTGTGTTGGATGCTACCACGACGAATTTCGAGTGTATGGTTTTGAATAACAATGCCAAAACCAATAATATTTGTGACCAGGTGTTTTGGTACAAGGCGGAACATCATCCGCCCTTCAAATTAGGTAACCGAGAATTCTGGGAAATGTCCAAAAGTATGGCCGACGACGATGACGATGAAGCCTACGATCCGAACAAATCGAAGAAAGCCAGCAAAGGTGGTAACATTAAAGTGAAAAAGAGCAACTGGTAAGTTGTAAAGAATGTATACACCCTCGATGGCATTCAATATAACTACTATATTCGGTTTTGGTTATACAAAGCAAAAGCAATATAATTAATTTACATTTTTATTTTTCATAATTATATAGTTAATTTGTCTCAAAACGGTGGACAAATCAAAATTGATTTCATTAGGATTATACCGAATAATGATATTTCCCAATGATAATAAATATTGTTCTCTTTTTAATTCATCATTTTTGCAGCGGTCGTTGTGTCCAAATTCATCACACTCAATAATTATGTTATAGTGTGGAAAATACAAATCAACTCGATAATCACCAATAATGAATTGACGAATGGTTTCTACGCAATTAAGGTAAGTGTTTTCAATAAATCCAATCGTTTGTGATTCTATACAGGGAAGAATTTTTACGACATGTATATTTTTTGTAATTTCTGTAATATTACGATTACGTAAATTATACGAATTCTCTAAAAGAGTATATGCTTCTTCGGTGAGTAAAATGTCGATTTTATTATGTCCTCCACGTTTTCTTAAAATACTATTTTGTCCTTTATGTGGGGTTTCAATAAAATGTACATTTTGTTTTAAATTTCTGTGAATATATTTCCACAAACTACCCTTGTTATTGGCTATTTTTGGTATTAATTCCTCAATATTTCGCGTAAATTCACTCATATGCGCGTTTGTATTATATTTACAATAAATTCGATTCGAATCAATTTTTATCAGTGTAAAAAGAATGATGGATAACAACGAATTGTTTGGGACGTGGGATACTATTGCGAAAGCGGTATGTGCGACCATAATGAGTCGCAGTATCAATATACGGGTAATATTAGACAATTATTTTTGTATCGCGGTATCATGAGATTTTCATATAAAATGTGTCTATTTTATATAAAATGGTACCAACAACAGAAAACAAAAATCCCGAAACAGTAATTAACGCATCTAATCCAGTAACCAACCCATCAACAACGGGTTCGTCATGGTGGGGAACTGTTGTTAATTTTTTCAGACCAAAAACTTCTCCACTTACCCCCAAACCCCAAAAAGGAGGGAAATCATCCAAAAACCCCCGCAAAAATCGCACACGGGGCGGATATGTCATTAAGGCGAATTCAAAGTCCCAGTCTCGTCGTAAAAACAGTCGTAAAAAACAATAACATTCTCAAATATTGATGTTTTCCACTCCCTCGGCCTCGGCCGCCTTCTTTAGCAACTCATTGCGGATGTTGATGTTGGCATCTTTTTCAGCCACTTCACGCTCGTCGAAATTCACCTTCTCGCGCACCCCGATGAGCTCACCATCCTCGTTGATGGTCTGGGTCAACACATTGCCGCTCTTTTTAGCCAATTCAATGTTCTCCTGAATGGCCTTCTTCTTCGCCTCCTTCACGCGACGCTCAAACTCCTCCTTGGCCTTGGCCTCATTCTTAATCTTCTCGTTGTGCAGCTGGTTGAGTTCCTCCTCCATGAATTCGATGCGTCCCGTCTTGTACGCGTCGGGGTCCCAAGGAATCCACATCCCCACCGGCCCCACATAAATGTCGTGGTTGGGGTCGATTTCGCGCAGCTTCTTACAGCGAAATTCGGCCTCGTCCTGCGTGGGAAACACACCGCGAATCTTAAGGCCGCGCGTCGACGTTTGAAACGCATGCGCCCGTTGAAATTGTTGGTTTAGGGTATCCTCGTTACTATCCATAAAATTCTTGTAATCGTCCTCGACCGTGTTCTCTTTGAGCTTGGATTCTTCTTCTTTAGTGAAATCATTAAAGTCCGCGATAACGTCATCGATTTTCAAATTGTATTTGTACGCCGCAAAATTTAGAAAATCCTTGAATTTGGACATGGATTTAGTAAAGTCCCATTGCTTGATAAACTGGTCGAACAAGAAAACCTCGCGTTTTTTCAGCAACTTCTCCGGAGAAACAAAGGACATACAGGCGAATTTTTGTCCGGCCAAAGGGGCGTCTTCGTCACACAAATCAATGTATTTAGGGTTGGGTGACCCGTCGGGCATATTTTTCCGCTCAAAGGGCAGGGACATTTTTCAATGATATGTATTTAGAGAAATTTTTATTTAAGTGTTTTATCAGGATATATATTTTTTTGTTTGGTTATAATATAATATTCGTGTAAAATGAGCGGTCTGACTTTTGATTTTAGCGAATTGATCAAACGCGCCATCAAGTACATTATTGAGGGTATCATGGTCGCCATTGCGGCGTACGTGATCCCCAAGAAACAGTTGAACATTGAGGAGGTGGTCATCATCGCGTTGATGGCGGCGGCCACGTTCTCCGTGTTGGACGTGTTCATCCCTAGCATGGCTTCCAGTGCGCGCGGGGGAGCAGGGCTCGGGATCGGAATGAATTTGGTGTCGTTCCCTAGATTGTAACAGCATAAATGGTAAGGAAAAAATGGAAATTAAAATGATATAAAAATATAAGTTTTTATATTATTGTAAAATGGACCAAGAACAGTTACTGGAAAAAATTAATATTTTAGAGAGCGAAAATGCTTCATTGAAGGAACAGCTTAAAAAATACACGTCACCAGCACGTAATAAAAAATATTACGAAAATCACAAAGAAGAAATAAAACAAAAAATTAAAGAAACGATAACTCCAGAGAAAAAAAAAGAGTACAACCAACGATACAATTTAAAAAAAAAAGAAAAAAAACTTATTTCCGAAACCATTTAAAGAAACGTGCGTAATTTACTTATAGAAAGGACTAATATAATGGAAAATATTGTTGTGTGTCAAGAAATAACAAACAAAAAGAGAAAAAAATATTACCGAAAGTTGTGTGAATACGAAGAATGTAAAACTATGCCATCTTATAATAAAATTGGTGAATCCAAACCATTATATTGTAAAAAACACAGCTTATCAGACATGGTAAATGTTATAAGTATTCGTTGTGTTACAGAAGGCTGTAACAAGATTCCTAATTTTAATTTTCTTAACCAAAAAGGTGGATTATTTTGTAATGAACACAAAAAAGAAAATATGGTGGATGTAAAACATAGTTATTGTATTGAGAATAACTGTCAAAAACGACCGAGTTATAATTATAATGATAAATCAAAAGCTATCTATTGTAAAGACCACTGTTTATCTGGTATGGTAAATATTGTTACAAGAAGATGTAGATATAGAAATTGCCCGAAGATTCCTAATTTCAATTTTCAAGGTGAAAGGACCGGATTGTTTTGTTTAAAACACAAAGAAACGGGCATGGTTGATATTAAACATAAAAAATATTGTATTCACGAAGAATGTAAAACGCGGGCTTTGTTTAATTATGTAAATTTTAAGGAGCCGTTGTATTGTTGTTTACATAAAATGAATAATATGATTAATATTATAGATGCTAAATGTCGGTTTGAAAATTGTAATAAACGCCCGAACTTCAATTATGTTGGTGAAAAGACCGGACTGTACTGTTTCAAACACAAACAGACTGACATGGTGGATGTAAAACATAAAAAGTGCTTGACACATCTATGTGATATTCGCGCCACAGATAAATACGAGGGTTATTGCTTTCGGTGTTTCATCTATGTATTTCCAGATAAACCGAATGCGAGAAATTACAAAACCAAAGAACGAAATGTAGTTGAACATGTGTTGGAAAAATTTCCCGATTTTACTTGGATCGCCGACAAAAAAGTACAAGAGGGTTGTTCCAAGCGCCGCCCCGATTTGCTTATTGATTTGGGGTACCAAATCATTATTGTCGAGATTGACGAGAACCAACACACCGATTATGACTGTTCCTGTGAAAATAAACGCATCATGGAAATATCGCAAGATTTAGGACATCGCCCGATTGTATTCATTCGATTTAATCCCGATGGATACATTTCCAAGGACAATACAAGCATCCCATCGTGTTGGGGCACAGACAAAACCGGGACATGTGCCATCAAAAAAACCAAAGTAAAGGAATGGCAAAAGAGGCTTGACAGTTTATGTGAACAAATCCAGTATTGGTCCCACTCAGAACATAAAACAGATAAAACCATAGAGAATGTTCACCTATTTTATGACGAAAATTTGTAAAAGAGTAGTATATAGATGAACCAAGAACAAAAAGAAGAACAAAAACAAAAGATACGCGTAATATTGCCGGGGGGTGGGGTGAGAGGTTGTTTTCAGTTAGGTGTATTACATAAATTATTGGAATCGAACAAATATACCATTGATCAAGTATTTGGAACATCCATTGGTGCTATTTTGGCACCATTTGTGGCGTGTGAAAACATCGCGCCTATAAAATCCTATTTTGATAAAATTACTTGTTTAACTGATGTAATACAACCACATCAATTATTTGGTATAAATTTGACGTCAACCCTCATGTTAGGAGTGATGATTGTACTGAAAATGGGGGCATACAAATCTATAAAAATCGTAGATTATATAGAAAAAAATTTGACAGAGGAGCAATTGCTAATTGCTGAACAAAAATGCCACGTGGTTGCTTATGATATGTCGAATCAGACAAATACGTGGTTTTCTGGTAAATCGTTATTAGAGGGGATTCGTTGTTCTTCCGCATTATTTGTGGCGGTTCCCCCCATTGAATTTAATAACACGATATACACGGATGGTGGTATTACGGAAATGTACCCACTGGATTATATTTTAGAGAAAGAAGCGAATGACAATTTTGATGGAATGTATTATTTTATTGATTGTTCTACGCGTAAATCACTACCAACCCCCAAACCAACCAACATTTTTACTTTTATTTGGCAATTAATTTGTACTCCCTCCAATCGGTTATGCGAATTTGAATTGGAAAAAATGAAAAAGATTTTTGGTGATAAATTGGTCATTATACGTCCGGAAATAGATATTTTACAAAATTCTTTGGATATCCATCCCGAAAGAATGAAACAAACATTTACGAATGGGTGTGACCAAGCAACTCGTTTTTTACAAGACGTTCACAATACAGAAAATGACCAAAAATATACGCCAAAAATAAATCCAATAACTGTTATAGAATATTTTTACAAGCGCTCGGGATGACGTATACACTGTAAAAATCTTGGTATAATATAAGATGGATAACGTATATTTCCAATTACAAGGTTTTCAACGTCGTTTGCGAAATTTAGAAAACGACGTTGAAAAATTAAAATCCCAAAATCGCGCACATACCCTAAAAAAACTCGCAAGCCAATCTGCGAAATCTCGGGCGGTTCTCACGACCAGACGTACTTCCAAACGCGTTCCTTCGACTCAACGTAAATCCATCTCCAAATCGCGTAGTTCGAGACAACAAAAAACGGGCAGGAATGTGGTTTTACCCACCGGAGAAAAAAAGTTTGTACCCGACCTCGAGTACAAGGAACTTATACAGTTCTACGATGCGGACAATAAACCACATGAGGGTACCGTCGTGAGTACGCTGGATCACGACGTACCAGAAGTCAAATACGAGAACAAACGCGCGCGTATCTATTACTATCCGGATAACGACCGGTACGAAATCGTCCGGTAATCCCCCCAAAAAAAATATTGGCCACACTAAACTTCGAGAGGAGGTAAAAATGCCACAATACCTGTCGCAATAAGCGCCAAGTGGGAATACAGATGAAACAATATATGGGATTTGCCGGCCCATTTTTTTCGCGACGCCACGTTCGATTTGTAGATAAACCAAAACGTTACGAGCGCCATTCCCAAGAATAGTTGTAAATTATTTGTATTGATAAATAATTTGTATATCAGCACGGACAAAATACCGATTCTCGCCATGGCCGCATCCATCGTATGGAATACCGAATTTTCGACACTATCTATCCAAAACATGGCCGACGCAAAAGAAACGGTGAAAAATAATACGATAAAAAGGGGATTCGTGGTAAATAAAATCGGTACTAAAAACCCGAAACTGGAAATTGTCAATATGTATTTCCAAAATACATCGCCGACCCGTTTCATTGTACTATATCTATATATTTATGTGGTCTAAACTGTGGGAAAATACTGCCAGCCCAGTTCCGCACACACTTCTTTCCAAATGAGGTCCATTTGACGCTGTTTGATGAGATCGCGCAACAACGGAATATACGGCAAATACTGGGTCTGGTCCAACAATACACACAATTGATAGAGGGTATACGTGTAATTGAAAAAATTGGTGCGATCGGGGGGACAATGGAGCGCCCACGGCTTCTGTATTTCGATGAACAACACACAGAGGGTTTCGTGAAGTTCGTCGCTCATGATGGGCGGGCGTATCCCGAATATCGAATTGATATACTGAATATGCTCGAAATATTTGTTGTAGCCCAATTTCCGCAAAATTTCGCGCATCTTGTCGTAGTTGAGTTCTTTCGCATAATCCTTGATGCGCTCCTTTTTGATGCGTCGCTTGATGTCTTCGATGACGCTCTCCGGAATTTGGGTGGTTTCTTTGGCCTGAAATTGCGACAATATTTCCTTGAAATGGTTGAGACGAATATAGGCAGTGTAAGAGACTTCATTGGGCGGTTCTTTGTTGGACGGTTTGTTGCTGTCCACAATGTAGCTGATGAATTTACCGCATAGGGGACTGTTACAGATCAAAATGCCCTCTTCGTCTTGGGGAATGAATTCCCCCTTGTGGCAAAACGTACACACGTCGGTGGGGACCACGAAATCCTGGATGTTGGTGATTTCGTTGTCCACGTTTTTCCAATATTGGTTGATGTTGTGCTTAATTTTAGTCTGATTTTCGGCGGCTTGTTCGGTGGTGTCGTTTTCCTTGGGTTTGACTTTGAAGAAGGAATTGAGAACATTCACGTGTTGTTTTTCCCCCGACGATATTTGTTTCTTTTCTTCAAAATAATTGAAAATATGGGTGGAATTTTCCAAAAAGTACTGTTTTTTTTCGCGCTTTAGGGACTTTATCCGGGTTTTAAGTAATTCCATTTTGTCCTGAAGTTCTATTCGTTGATCTACTAATTTACCTTGATTTTCAGTATCCGCATCCATTTTACTGGAGATGTCAGAGACGATTTGTTTGATTTCGTGAATTTCGCCGCGCAATTGAGGAATAATTTCTGTCTCTATTTTGTTAAAATGTTCCAACATTTGGGAGTGTTTTTTATCAATAGTATGGGTAGTGGGGTCACGTTTTCTTATAAAGTTTTTAAGCGCAGTCGATTCCATTTTCTCCTACAGTTCTATATTAAACAAATATACAGAATTTGGGGGATTTTTTATGTTTTTGTTTTATCTTATTAGGTGGGCGATAATTCTATATAATTTATCGGAAAATATGAATTAATTAAATAAATCATATTTTATTGACGGAGGGTAGTTGGATTATGGATACAGATCCTACCATTAAAATGAGTTGGCTTCATTTAAAAAAGATGACATTTATTATGAACGCACTTGATCAAGGATGGTCTGTAAAAAAAGAGGACGAAAAATACGTGTTTTCAAAAAAGCACGAGGGTAAACGGGAAATTTTCCGAGAAGACTATCTGCGCACATTCATCGAATCCAACATGGTTTTAGGTGAAACGGTCTAGATGCCGGCGCTAGTTTATTTTGATAAAAACAAAGCTGTGTATATATTACCATACGATGAGACAAGTTGTGAGTGCCATCAAACGACTGTTTTTCAGAGAATTACCTATGCCGGTAGGTAGGTGGAGAATCGAGGAATGTACTACCAAATTAGACCATAAAATAGATTGGTCGAACGAGGATCACTGTGGACCCTGCGGGCAATATCGTCTGGATAAAAACGCATCGCCGTCGGATAAACGGGTCGCGGTGCGTTTACAGAGGTGATTACTGTATCTAGTAAAACAGTTCCACAATATCGATGGTCTTTTCGCTCGGAGAGGCCATACATTGTTGTATCGTGTTCAAGAGAGTTTCAATGCGCATGTTCCATTCCGGTTGTTTGGAGACAGGAATGGAGCACACCCCCAATTTGTTGGTTTTCCAACAGGAGGTCACTTTTTTACCGTCGTCATTGATGTAGTCGTCGGGATTGAACCGGATAAATACGATGGGTCGGTGTCCGACATCTTGCGAAATTTCCATCATACGCTTATTTTCACAGGCGCTTTCGTAATCTTTGTGACGATTTTCGTCGATTTCTACAATGATAATGTGTGATCCATAATCGAGTAATAGGTCGGGACGACGCTTGGAACACCCGTCTTGGACCTTTTTGTCGGAAACCCAGGTAAAATCAGGAAATCGTTCCAATACATGTTCTACTACATTGCGCTCTTTGGTCTTGTAATTTCTGATCACCTCGATTTCTGGACAAACGTGAATACAACACGTTAGACAATAATTGTTATAGCGTTTGATGGCCATTTTATCACAGAACGTAGATTGACATAATGATGAACCTCCGCATTCTTTACACCGTGGCTTGTATTTTCCGTGTTGACAATAAGCAGTCGTTGAACATATTTTACAATTATTCTTTGTAATATGATGTTCGCAGTGATAATAAGTAGGATTACAAATATTACACTTATCACGTGTCTTGTTATGCTGGCATGTACGTTCCTCTTTACATAATTGACATGTCGCTTTACGGTTATTATGTTCACAAAATAATAAATGTACACAATCTTTACATCTATCTCTACGGTTATTATGGTCACAAATGGAGTTACCACCACATTCAAAACAACGGTATTTAAATATTTGGTGTTGACAGAATTCGTTACCTCCACATTCAGGACACCTAGATTTACGTTTTTTATGAATACAGATTTGACTTCCTCCGCAGTCGACACAATATCTTTTTCTTTTGCCGTGTTCACATTGTGTAGACATATACAATTTCTAAATATTTTATAATTAGTATGTTCTCGCATCTATTCTTTATATCCGTTTTCAGGTATATTTGGAGAAAAATCGCCTAATAACGAAGGACGAACTCCAGCTTTATTTAGCTGTTTTTGTGCGGCTTTCTTTTCCGCATACCTGCGGTTGTATTCCCTTTTCTTTTCTTTAGAAACCACGAAATTCCGTGACTTTTCTTTCAATTCTTCTTTGTGGTTTTCGTAGTACGTTTTCTTGCGCGAGGGTGCGGTGTACCTCTTCAAGTGTTCTTTAGTGGATTCCAGTTCCAGTATAAGCTCATCATATACCCTTTTTAGTTCCTCATATTTTTCTAGTAGTATTGTGTAGTCGGTCATGTTTCTCTGTATTTAGCGGAGATATCTTTATGTTCTTTTTATATAAATATGCTGACATGATAATTTATTTATTGGATACAGTAACTGCTGAAGGTGCTGTAAATAAACAGCGATGTTTTTATATTATTTTGTATTAATATAAAAATATGTATACCTTGGAAATTATTTTCTTTAGCAATAGTATAATATAAAATATGGGGGGTGCACTCATGCAATTGGTCGCTTACGGTGCTCAGGACGTTTTCCTCACGGGAACGCCTGAGATCACTTTCTGGAAGGTGTCTTACAGACGCCACACGAACTTCGCGATGGAGTCCATCGAGCAGACCTTCTCTGGTCAGGCCGACTTCGGTCGCCGTGTCACGTGCACGATCTCCCGCAACGGTGATTTGTGCTACCGCACGTACCTTCAGGTGACGCTTCCTGAGATCAACCAGTCGATGGCTGCCACGAACACGGGTGTCTATGCCCGCTGGATGGATTTCATCGGTGAGCAGTTGGTGGCTCAGGTCGAGGTCGAGATCGGTGGTCAGCGCATTGACCGCCAATATGGTGACTGGATGCACATCTGGAACCAGTTGACGCTCACGTCGGAGCAGCAGCGTGGTTACTTCAAGATGATTGGTAACACGACCCAGCTTACCTACATCACGGACCCCACGTTCGCCAACGTGAACGGCCCTTGCGCGGCGGCCGGTGGCCCCGCTCAGGTGTGCGCTCCTCGTAACGCGCTCCCGGAGACGACGCTCTACGTGCCTCTCCTTTTCTGGTGGAACCGCAACCCGGGCTTGGCCCTCCCTTTGATCGCTCTCCAGTATCACGAAGTTAAGATCAACCTGGATCTCCGCCCCATTGGCGAGTGCTTGTGGGCGGTGAGCAGCCTCACGGCCGCCACGGGTATCTTGTCCGTCTCGGCGGCTTACCAGCAGTCGTTGGTGGCGGCGTCTCTCTACGTCGACTACATCTTCCTCGACACGGACGAGCGCCGCAAGATGGCGCAGAACCCCCACGAGTACCTCTTCGAGCAGCTCCAGTTCACGGGTGACGAGTCGGTCGGTTCCTCGTCGAACAAGATCAAGTTGAACTTCAACCACCCTTGCAAGGAGCTTGTCTGGGTTGTCCAGCCCGATGCCAACGTCGACTAC